AAAAATCCTTTTAGTTGTTCCCACGACATCTCTCGTAGAACAGATGTATAAGGACTTTTTGGATTATGGTTGGGATGCTGAGTCATACTGCCACCGCATATATGCTGGTAAAGAAAAAACTAATGAATGTCCTGTTACTATTACTACTTGGCAATCTGTCTATAAATTAGAAAGATCTTTCTTTGAAAATTATAATGTTGTTATTGGAGATGAAGCTCACCTTTTTAAGAGTAAGTCCTTAATATCTATAATGACAAAATTGCATCATGCGAAATATAGATTTGGATTTACTGGAACATTAGATGGTACTCAAACACATAAGTGGGTATTGGAGGGATTGTTTGGTCCTGCATATAAAGTAACTAGAACAGATGAATTGATGAAGCAAGGACATTTATCTAAATTAGATATTCAATGTCTTGTTCTTAAACATCCTCCTCAAAAATTTGAAACATATAATGATGAAATAGAATATCTTATTACTCATGAACAAAGAAATTCATTTATTAAAAATTTAACATTAGATCTTAAAGGTAATACTTTAATACTTTACAGTAGAGTAGAAGCACACGGTAAAGTACTTTATGATTTAATAAATAGTAACAAGCAAAGTGATCGGAAATTATTCTTTGTTCATGGTGGGGTTGATGCGGAAGAACGAGAACAAGTAAGAGAAATTACCGAAACTGAAAACAACGCTATTATCGTTGCCTCCTATGGTACATTCTCAACTGGTATCAATATTAAAAATCTCAATAATGTTATCTTTGCTTCTCCAAGTAAATCACGCATACGCAACTTGCAGAGTATTGGACGAGTTCTTAGAAAAGGAACAAACAAAGTAAAAGCAATCCTATATGATATTGCTGATGATTGCACTAAGAATTCTAGGAGAAATTACACACTAAATCATTTCATTGAAAGAATTAAAATCTACAACGAAGAAAATTTTAATTATGAAATAATTACTATACAATTAAAGAAGGAATAAAATCATGGGAATAGAAGACGATTTTTATGCTACAATAAAATTTAATTCTGGCGAAGAAATATTTGCCAAGGTTGCCGCATCGGAAGAAGTAGATAGAACAATGTTAATAGTTCATCATCCGATAGTAATTGGTGAGATCAAAGGAAAGCACGGGACAGTGGGATATAAAGTAGAACCTTGGTTAAAAACAAGTAGAGAAGATATGTTTATAGTTAATCTAGATAATGTTCTTACATTATCGGAATCAGACGATGTTGAAATGATTATGATGTATCAAAGATATCTTAGGGACTCAGAAAATGATAGTAATTCTAGTACAAAGATTAGTAAAAAAATGGGTTATGTTGCTAACGTAAAAGATGCTAAAATTATTTTAGAAAAAATATTTAAGAATACAAATAATACTAATAGTTAATATATCCCTTGAACCTCCACAAAGGTATTCTACTTGGATTTTTTAACTTGTCAAGTGCCACGATAAATGTTATACTATCTACATAGTAGTGATAATAACTCATGGCAATAAAGCGAGGAACTATGGCAAAAAGAAAAAGATCTGAGCACTATGTGAATAATAAAGAGTTTCTTGCTGCTTTGATAAGATATCGAGAAGATATTGAAATTGCACAATTGCAAGATAAACCTAAACCTGTTATACCAAGGTATATTGGAGAATGTTTTTTAAAGATTGCTAATCATTTATCTTTCAAACCAAACTTTGTTAACTATATGTTCAAGGAGGATATGATCTCCGATGGAATAGAGAATTGTGTTCAGTATATACACAACTTTAATCCAGAGAAATCTCAGAATCCTTTTGCTTACTTTACTCAGATTATACACTATGCATTTCTCCGCAGAATACAAAGGGAGAAACGACAGTTAGAAATTAAAAATAAAATTCTAGAGAAGTCTGGTTACAATGAAGTATTTGATGACAGCAATCAGATTGACGGAACGACTTATGCAGACTATAATTCAATCAAAGATGCTGTTCATTCTAAATTGCGTAACTAATGAAAGTAATTTCTGTTAAACACAAAGCAGATATTATTAAAGGTGAATACCAATTTGCTGATAGAGTGAAGAGTGAGGTTTTGTCTTTATTAAAAGTTTGTAATCCTATTCCACAGAATAATAGTAATGTGAAAGCATCTATTCATACTGAGTGGGATTGGGAATTAGATAATATTACCTTTAGAAATTTAAAAGCTTATATAAGAGAAGAGATTGAGAAGTATTATAAACCAGGTGGTACTTCGAGTGGTACAAGGGAGTATTTAATAGATAAAAATTTTTGGGCAAATGTTTATGAGAAGGGTGACTATGCCCAATCTCATTGTCATAAACCATATGATTTTAGTTTTGCTTATTTTGTAAAGTCAAACTGGTATGATTCTCCTCTTGTTTTTAGTGATAGTGGCAAAAGGATTAGACCTAAAGAAGGAACCTTTGTTGCTTTCCCTGCATATCTAATGCATCATGTTCCTCAACATAGGTATAATGATACTCGTATAACCCTATCAGGTAATTTTACTATAACCATACCATGAAGATAGCAATAATTACCGATCAGCACTTTGGTGCTAGAAAAAATTCAAAACTTTTCCATGATTATTTTTTGAAATTTTATGATGATGTTTTCTTTCCTACCTTAGAAAAGGAAAAAATTACAACCGTTATTGATATGGGTGATACCTTTGATAGTCGCAAGGGTATTGATTTTAGTGCGTTGACGTGGGCTAAGGATCATTATTTTGATCGTCTTCGTGATATGGGAATAGAAGTTCATACAATAGTTGGTAATCATACAGCATATTATAAAAATACAAATGATATAAATGCAATAGATCTTTTGTTGCGTGAGTATGATAATGTAAAAGTATATTCAGAAACAACTTCTATTGAGGTGTGTGGATTGAATGTTCTTCTTGTTCCTTGGATTAATCAAGAGAATAAAGAGATGACTTTATCTATGATTAATAAGTCAAGAGCTCCTGTTTGTATGGGACATTTAGAACTTCAAGGATTCAAGGTTAATGATTATGTGGTGATGGATCATGGAATGGATATGGATCCCTTTAAAAAATTTGAAAAAGTTTTTTCGGGGCATTTTCATACTAGATCTACCCAAGATAATATTTCCTATCTTGGAAATCCTTATGAAATATATTGGAACGATTGTGAAGATACTAGAGGATTTCATTTATTTGATACTGAGACCTTAGAAACTACTCCTGTCAATAATTTTCATCGTCTTTTTTATAAGATATATTACACTGATAATGATTATCAACTTTTTGATGCCAGTGAGTTGAAAGATAAGATAGTAAAGTTAGTTGTTAGAAAGAAAACAGATACAAAGAAATTTGAAAAGTTTATTGACAAATTATATGCATCTAACATAGCAGAATTAAAAATTGTTGAAAATTTTGAATTTAATGGATGGTTTGATAAAGAACTTGATGGTGATTATGAATCTGAGGATACTATGTCTATTCTTAATAATTATATTCAAGAGTCTGAGATATCTTTAGATAAATCTATCATTCAAAAAATGATGAATGAGGTTTATCAAGAGGCATGTGAGTTGATATAATGTATATTCTCACTCTTGCAGGTAAAGAAAAAGAAGGTGCATATTCTGTTGAAGATGATACTGGACAACAAATTCTATACTTATTTGAAGAAGAGGATGATGCTGAAAGATATGTTATGATGTTAGAGGAACAGGATTATCCTGAAATGAATATTCTAGAAGTTGAGGACAAATTGATGATTAAAACCTGTGAAAATCACGGGTATGTCTACACCATCATTACCCCTGATGACATTGTAATTCCACCCACTATTGGTCATGATATTATTTGAAAAGATACGTTGGAAAAATTTTCTCTCTACGGGAAATCAATATATTGAGATAATCCTTAATAAGGATGATAATACTTTAATAGTAGGAACGAATGGTGCTGGAAAGAGTACAGTTCTTGATGCTCTTACATTTAGTTTATTTGGTAAACCTTTTCGCAAGATTAATAAGGCACAATTAATCAATACTACAAATGAGAAGGATTGTATGGTCGAAGTAGAATTGACCATAGGCACAACAGAGTGGAAAGTAG